AGGAGCGCTCACAGCACTTTACCTGGAGGAAACACCAAACGGCCAGATGCTGATGATCGGCCCGAGCCAGAACATCGCGGCCCGCGGTTTCGATCAGGCGCAGGGCATGATCCGTCTTGATCCGCAGCTGGAGCGTATCTTCAAGATTCAGGATCACCTGAAAACGATCACCCGGCGCAAGACCGGAACGAAACTGGACGTCAAGACCTTCGACACGAAAATCGTGACCGGAGAAATACCGCTTCTCACGATCATCGACGAGGTCCATGAGTTGGGGCCGAAGGCTGCCGGCGCGGCGGTCATGCAGCAGGTTCGGGGTGGCGGGATCACGATGAAGGGCGGGCAGCTTCTGATGCTGACCACGCAGTCCTACAAACGGCCCACCGGTATCTGGCGATCGGAGCTGAACAAGGCGCGCGCGATCCGCGATGGCAAGGCCGGGCCGAAACCGATCATGCTTCCGGTCCTGTGGGAGTTCCCGGAAAAGCTGCAAAGCAACGAGGCGTTCTGGAAGGACCGGAAAAACTGGCCGCTGGTGCTGCCGAACCTGAACAGGTCAATCGATGCGCAACGTCTCGAAGACGACTACGTCAACAACGGATCGGTTGGTTTACAGGAAGAGCTGACATGGGTCAGCCAGCACCTGAATATCGAGATCGGCGTCGGCGCCACCGATGATCGATGGGTGGGCTCTGATTACTGGACGGCCGCGGCGCGGCCGGAGATGGACCTTGATTACATCATCCAGAGTTCGGGCGTCTGTGTCGTCGGGATCGATGGGGGCGGTCTTGATGACCTTCTGGGCATGGCCGTTTTGGGGCGCCATGCCGAAACGAAGACCTGGCAGCACTGGGCCCGCGCATGGGCCGACCGCGACGTGCTGACGCTTCGCAAGTCGATCGCCTCGTCGCTTCTCGATCTGGAAGAGACCGGGGACCTTGTCCTGGTCGATAATCTTGAAATGGAGGCAGTGCCCGAGCTGGTCGAAATCTGTGCCCGCTTGCGGGATGCGGGGGTGCTGCCGGACCAGGACGGTATCGGCATGGACCCCGAAGGTGTGGGGGCCATCGTCGATGGCCTGATCGCGCGGCAGTTCCAGATCGAAGATATCCGGTCGATCAGCCAGGGCTACAAGCTGAACAACGCCATCAAGACTGCGCCGGTGAAACTGAAGAACGGCTCGATGGTGCATTGCGGGCAGCATCTGATGGAATGGTGCGTCGGCAATGCCAGAACGGAAGCGAGAGGTAACGCGGTGATCGTCACAAAGGCACAGAGCGGAACGGCCAAGATCGACCCGCTGATGGCGTTGTTCGATGCCGTGCAACTGATGAGCTGGAACCCGGTAGCGGCCCGGTCGGGCACCTATCTGGAAGCCGCCGACCTTATGGTGCTCTGACGATGTTCAAATGGCTCAGCCGCAAAAGTGCAACCATGGTGACGCTGAAACTTGAGCAGCTGGCCGATCTTGGCGGGTTCGTGCGCTACGGCACGCGTTCTCAGATCACCGTCAATGCCAGCACGGCTGTGCAGGTGTCGGCGGTTCTCTGTGCCATTCGGGTCATCTCGGAAGGCATTGCCCAGATGCCCGTGCGTGTCTTGTCTGATACTCATACCGATGGGCGGCGTGAAAGTTCGGTTCTGCGCGATCACTGGGCGCACCGGCTGCTTGCCGAGCGGCCGAACGACTTCCAAACGCCTTTCGAGTTTCGTGAATATGCGGTGATTGCGGCGCTGCTCGACAAGGGTTTTCTTGCGATCAAGAACATGGTCGACGGCAAGGTGCGCGAGATTCTGCCATTGCCCATGGGCACCTGGTCGATCGAGCGGCGGCCAAACAGCTGGGAACACTTTTTCCGGGTATCCTATGCCAATGGCGAGCACGGTGTGTTTCGGCCCGACCAGGTGATGTATCTGCGGGGCCCCTCTCTCGACGGCTGGCAGGCGATACCGGCGCTGGCGGCGGCGCGCGAAGCAATCGGGCTGGCCGCGGCCCTTGAGAGCCAGCAGGCACGGCTCGCGGCGAATGGCGGCAAGCCTTCCGGTGTCCTGAGCTTCGAGAATGAACTTTCGCCCGAGCGGCGCGACGATCTGCGCAGCTTGTGGCAAGATCGGTTCGGGCCCAACGGGGACGGCGGCGTGGCGATCCTGGATGCGGGCGCGAAATTCGAAAGCATGGTGATGAAGGGCGTGGACGCCCAGCATCTGCAGACCCGGCAGTTCCAGGTTGAAGAGATCGCGCGGGCCTTCCGGGTGCACCCGATCATGCTGATGCATTCGAACGATACGACCACGTTTGCCAGCGCGGAGCAGCACTTTCGCAACCATGTCGTCCACACGCTGGGGCCCTGGATGCGGCGTTTCGAGGAGGTGGGCGACCGTGACATTCTGGGCGGTGTGCGGGGGGTGCGGGTCGATCTTGATGAACGCGCGCTGTTACGCGGCGATTTCGCCGATCAGGCTGAATACTACACCAAGGCGCTTGGGGCGGGTGGCCAGCCCGGCTGGATGAGCGTGAACGAGATTCGCGCCGAGCGCGACATGAACCCGATCGCAGATCGTTGGGCAGACGCCGTGCCCCGCGGCGCAATGAACCCCGACATGACCGCGGATGAAAGGAACAATGATGCCAAAGACTGACGCGCACGCTCTGAACGAGGTGAAGGCTGTGGCGCTTGAGGTGAAGGCCGACAAGGAAGGCCGGGTCGAGGGCTACGCATCCAAGTTCAATGAGGTCGACCGCGGTGGCGACATCGTGTTGCCGGGCGCATTTGCGAAAACACTAATCACGGGCCGCAGAATCAAGATGCTCTGGCAGCACGACCCGAACGAGCCGCTGGGAACCTGGGATGATGTCGCGGAGGACCAGAGCGGTCTTTACGTCCGCGGTCAGGTGCTCACCAGTCTGGCAAAGGGCGCTGAGGTGCTGAGCATGATCAAGGCCGGAGTGATCGACGGTCTGTCGATCGGTTATCGGACGGTGCGGGCGATCAAGGGCGATACCGGCGCGCGGATGCTGCAAGAGCTCGATCTCTGGGAGGTGTCCATGGTGACATTTCCGATGCTTGAGAGCACGCGGATTGACGCGGTGAAGGCGGTCGAACTGAGTGAACGTGATCTGGAACGGAAACTTACGCGGGACGCTGGGTTTTCCCGTTCCGTGGCACTTGCCCTGATGGGTGGAGGCTACGATGCCGTCAAGGCCATGCGGGACGCTGGCGATGATGGTCTGAGCGAGCTGGCGCGGCACATGCGCCAAACAATGGGCAAAGGAGACTAGACATGCCTGATGGGAGCATCATGGAAGTGAAGGAGCTCTTTTCCGAAACGCAGAAGACCGTCGAGGCGCTGCGCTCGGAAGTGGAAGAGCTGAAAGGCAAATCGGCCGACTATGTCGTGACCGACAAGCTTGGCAAGATTGAGGCCGATCTCGCGGCCAATCTGGAGGCCGAGCAAAAGGCAATGGCAGATCGGCTGGACAGGATCGAAACCCAGGCCAATCGTCCGGGCGGCGTGAGCGCCCAGGACGAAGCCAAAGCGGTCCAGCATGAGAAACTGTTTGGCGCTTTTCTGCGCAAGGGCTCGGAGCCCGACGAGCTGAAGGCGATGGCCACAAGCGCCCAGGCCGACGGCGGTTTTCTGGTGCCGGACAGGATGCGGGCCGGGATCCAGAAGCGCCACCGCCGCACTTCGCCGGTGCGCATGGTGGCGACGGTGGAATCGTTTTCCGGCGGCACCTATGATGTGCTGATGGATCGCGACGACGCGGGCTACGAATGGGCCGGTGAAAAGAGCAGCCGCTCGGAAACCGCCACCCCGACCCTCGCGCGCGTGTCGATTCCGCTGCACGAGCTGTCCGCCCTGCCGAAAGTTTCGCAGCGTATGCTCGACGTGGCCGATTTCGACGTTGAGGCCTGGCTGATCGACAAGGTTTCGGATCGGTTCGGCCGCGCGGAGGCAACCGCCTTCGTGTCCGGCGACGGGGTGAACAAGCCGAAAGGTTTTCTTGCCTATGCGGCGTCCGACGCTGCGGACGCGGACCGTGCCTCCGAAACGCTGCAATACCGTGTGTCGGGCGAGGCAGGCGGTTTTGCCAGCGCCAAACCGGCCGACGTCCTGGTTGAGACGTTCTACGACCTGCAGGGGGTCTACCAGGAGAACGCCTCGTGGATGATGAAGAACACCACGGCGGCAAAGGTCGCGGTGCTGACAGATGGTGACGGGCAATACCTGTTGCAGTCGATGCTCAACACTGACGGTCAGCTTGTGCGGGTGATCCAGGGGCGGCCGCTTTACCTTGCCGACGACATGCCGAAGATCGCGGCCAACAGCCTTGCCATCGCGGTCGGTGACTTCAGCGCTTATACGATCGTCGACAATGCCAACGTGACGGTGTTGCGCGATCCGTATTCGTCGAAGCCCAACGTGCTGTTCTACTCGACCAAGCGGGTTGGCGGCGGCCTTACCGATTTCGATGCGATCAAGCTGATCAAGTTCGCGGCCAGCTGACGCTGCCAGCGGAACCGATCTTCATTGCCGGCCGTCGGGGCCGGCTCCTTCAAAAGGAGAGAGAAAATGCACAAGACCGACATGCGTTCGGAAACGGTGCTGGCTTCGGGTATCGTGGCCACACTGTCCGGCACCACGCCCGTGAAAGGCAACATCGTCGACCTCAGCAACGCGGGGGCCGCAACCCTGTTGCTGGCGACCGGCACCGTGACCAATGCGGGCACGGCTGCGGGTTTCGGTTTCGAGGTACAGGAAAGCGCCACGACGGCTGATGGCGATTTCACCGCAGTGGCGGATGACGATCTGGTGGGCCTTGAGGCCGATCTGAGCGTCACCTCGGACGATGATGATGACACCGCCATCGGCTCGATTGGCTACATCGGTGTCAAGCGCTACGTGCGGGTGGTGGCGACCGGCAGCACCGGCACGGATGCCGCGGTGTCCGGTGTCTGGGCGCTGCAGAAGCTGCGTTACGCACCGGGCGGCACCGTTGCCGCCGAGATCGCGGCCACGTAAAGGGCGTGGTTTCCACGGCGGGGCCGGGCGACCGGCCCCCGTTTTGAAGTCGAGGGGAGTGAGATGGCAAAGCCGAAACAAGATTTCGAGGCGGTCTCGGATGGCCAAATCTACCCCAGGATGTTCAGCGCCGGTGATGAAGTGACTGGGGATGTCGAACCCGCGGCGAGGGCCGCCGGGGTGTTGATGCCGGAATGCAAGCCAAAGGCCCGGAAAACGAAGGCGTTGCAGGGCGCCCCGGAGAACAAGTGACATGAGCGCTTTGTGCCCGGCGGGCAGCCGAACACTCAGTCTCGTGACGGCCCCGCCAGTTCCGCTTCTTTCGACGCCGGAGGCGAGAGTGCATCTGCGGGTCGATCATGACGAGGACGACGCTTATATCAGTGCACTGATCGCGGCTGCGACAGATTACCTTGACGGAGCTTTCGGTGTGCTTGGCCGCGCGCTTGTCACCCAGACCTGGCAGATGGGCCTGGCAGACTGGCCTGCCGCGTCGGCAATGGTGCTACCGGTACCGCCGGTGCAGGCGGTGACCTCGGTCAGCTATTTCGACGCAGGCAACGCCCCGCAGGTTCTGGCCGCCGAAAACTATAGGCTGGTGGCAAGCGAGAGTCGGGCGCTGATCGAGCTGGTCGACGGCGTCGGCTGGCCGGAAAGCTACAGCCGATCGGATGCGATCTCGGTGACGTTCACGGCTGGATACGGGGACACGGCCGACGATGTGCCCGAACCGATCCGGCAGGCGGTTCGGCTGCTTGTGGCCCATTGGTATGATTCCGCCCGCGCGGCGGTTTCGGAGGGCGACCTGGTTGCCATTCCTTTTGGGGTGCGTGCGCTGACGATGAACTACCGCCAGGCGCGGGGGCTTGTGTGATGGTGAAGATGACTGTTCCGTGCGTGCCGGTTTCTACGCTGCGGCAGGGCTCGGTACGCCAATGAAAATTGCCGCTTGCAATCTGGACAGGCGTGTGGCCTTCGATGCCCCGGTCATCACGCCGGATGGCGCGGGTGGGCAACAGCACAGCTGGGCCCTTCCGGATGACGCCTATGAATGTGGCGCGCATTTTCGTTTTCTGCGCGGCGGTGAAGTGGTTCAGGCGGCGCGGCTGGTCGGCCGTCAGCCGGTCGTGGTGACGATCCGCGTCTGCGCGGAGGCGCGCGCGCTCACGACCGACTGGCGTTTGCGCGACCTGCGCGCCGATGTTGCCTACGCCATCCGGGCCATCGTGCCGACAGAGGATCGGGCATGGCTTGAGCTGACCTGCGAAAGTGGAGTGGCCTTGT